AAAAGGTTCCTATAGAAATAAACCTGTAGAGAATCTCATTTTTCCACTCATCAAGAACATGACTTCCGGTAAAAAAGGAATGTTTCTTACTGTTGATGGTTCAAAAGTATTTGGACCAGATTTTGCTAAGATTAGGGTTCTTGTTAAGCCAACTGGTTTTAGTTTTGTTGAAGATGAGGCGGATTATTTAAATCAATGCGAAACACTTGGAATGAACGAAGGCCAGAAAGAAGGCGAGTTTAGTTCTCAAGTTAGTGATGAAAAACGTATCAAGGAAATAGATGAACGTTTTGAAATTTTAAACGAAATGGCTGGCAGTCTTAAAAATGGCGACATCCGTGCTTTAATTGTTACAGGACCTCCAGGGGTTGGTAAATCTTATGGTGTTGAAAAAACATTAGATGAACATAGTTTATTTGATGATATCAGTGCTACCAAGAGAAAGTATGTAGTTGTTAAAGGTGCGATGACGGCATTGGGTCTTTATGCTAAACTTTATGAGTATAGCGATCCAGGTAATGTTATTGTGTTTGATGACTGTGACTCTGTGCTATTAGACGATCTGGCTTTGAACATTTTGAAGGCGGCATTAGATAGTGGTAAAAGACGAACTCTAATGTGGAGCGCCGATAGTTCCAAATTAAGGGCAGAAGGTATACCTAATCAGTTTAACTTTGAAGGGTCTGCTTGTTTCATTACTAACCTTAATTTTGAACATATTAGATCTAAAAAACTACAAGATCATTTACAGGCACTTATGTCAAGGTGTCACTATTTAGATCTTACTCTTGATACTATGAGAGATAAGTTTTTAAGAATTAAACAAATTGCTGACAAAGGTGATTTGTTTGAAGGTTACGGTTTTAGTAAAGAGCAAGAATCAGAAATACTTGCTTTTGTTTACGAGCACCGCAACAGACTTCGTGAAATGAGTTTAAGGACGGCACTTAAAGTTGGTGACCTTATGAAAATTTCCGATAAGTGGCAGAGCTTGGCTGTATCGACCTGTATGAAACGGGCGGCATAGTTACTCCTAACCAAGCAGGGCGGGCCTTTGACACCCGCCCATTTTTGTAGGATAGTTTTTATGAAAATGATTTTACCTAAATCAATAGAATATTGTATGGAAGTTATGGCTGGGTCTGTATCCCCGCCTAAAATTCCTAAAGGTCGTCATACCGGAATTGGTATGTATATAAAATTAGCAAGATATGATGTAAACTTTGTTAATAATGTTTCAAGTTATATACATCGTGGTCTAGGTATGACAAATAGACAAAGGGAGTTAGCAATAAAATTAACGGCTAAATACCGTAAACAATTCCGTAATGTTGGAATTGATGTTTCAGGGATTACAAAAGATCCAGAATTTCGTACTGAAGTTAGAACTGTTGATCGTAGTAAACGATTTAGTGTTATAGATGATTTTATTCACTTATATTTTCCGTATAATCAAGAAATGATTAAAGAAATTAATACAATGTTACGAGAAGATGTATTAATCTCTAATCCACAATCACAATGGAATGCTGAAGAGAAAAGATGGGACATTAATAACACAGAAGGAAATTTTATTACATTATATGATTGGTCAAAAAAGAATAAGTTTGATTTCTCGCCAGAAAGTATAAAATATTACAATAAATTAGATAAAATTATTCAAAATCAAGAAAAATATAATATATATGCTACCGCTAAAGATGATTCGTCTTTAGAATTACATAATGCTCCAAAAGAATTACAAGAATACTGGAATAGTCATATTAAAGACAAAAAACTATTAGAACAAGTAAAAAGTTGTGGATTATTGGCAATAGATCTTGACAAATCAGTACTAACCAAGTATAATTTTAATAAAATACAACAAGAAATTCTGAGTAAGGTTTTTATAACAGTAGAAGAACCTATTTCATCAGTATTGTTTACTTGTTTAGATTTAGGGTTTGAAAAGATCGCAGTTGGATTAACTAGTCACTCTGCTTCTAACGTTGAACAGGTAAACAAGATTATTAAATGGTATAGAGTTAAGTTTGGTAATACTGATGATGTAGTGATTAATAGTAAGAATGCTATTTTTACTGATCTTAAAGTACCATCAGAACCAACCGACATAACAAGACTCATTATAACAGATAGAATGAGCAGGCTTCAAAATAAACATTGGGATTTTAAAGCCGATGTAACAATAGGACACGGAATGTATAATAAAAGAAACATATTCCAAGGCAGTAAAGTGATAGACGTTAAACCATCTGACGAGGTAAGTGGCTGGACAGTTGATAGTGATGATTTATTTTAATGAGCAAATGTATATTACACATAAAAGATGAAGTCAACATCAAATTGGAAGGTTTGGACCTTCATGCTCGTAAGAAACTGTCAAACAAATTTAAATACGAAGTTCCTTATGCTAGATATCTCCCAGCAGTAAGATTAGGTCGCTGGGACGGTAAGATAGCATTCTTTCAATTAGGTGGTTCCACCTACACTAATTTATTACCAGAAATTATTCCAATACTTGAAGAACTTAATTATGACATTGAGTTAAACGATCAACGTGAGTACAAAACCAATTTCAATTTTGAAGCAGTTAAGGAAGACTCTTATAGTAATATCACTTGGCCTAGCAATCATGTCTTTGCTAACGAGCCGATAAAATTACGTGATTATCAAATAGATACTATTAATAAGTTTTTAGAAAACCCACAAAGCATTCAAGAAATAGCCACAGGTGCTGGTAAAACTTTAGTGACGGCAGTATTAAGTCATAAAGTAGAACCATACGGCAGAAGTATTGTAATTGTACCTAACAAATCATTAGTAACACAAACAGAAGAAGATTATATTAATATGGGTCTTGATGTTGGTGTATTTTTTGGTGATAGAAAAGAGTTTGGTAAAACACATACCATTTGTACTTGGCAAAGTTTAAATATACTATTAAAGAAAACAAAAAATGCCGAGGCATTAATTACTATAGATGAGTTTATAGAAGATGTTGTTTGTGTTATGGTTGATGAGGTACATATGGCTAAAGCAGATGTACTAAAACAATTATTAACAAGTGTTTTTGCTCACGTACCTATACGTTGGGGGTTAACAGGAACTATACCTAAAGAAAATTTTGAATGGAAAAGTTTACAAGTAAGTTTAGGTGATGTAATAGCAAAAATACAAGCAAGTGAATTACAAGAACAAGGTGTACTGGCGAATTGTAATGTAAATGTAATACAATTACAAGACTATGGCGACCATGGCAACTATCAACAAGAACTTAAATACTTGTTAACCAACCCTGCTAGATTAGATTACTTGTCTAAGTTGTTTGGCAAAATCTCAGAGGCAGGTAACACACTTATTTTAGTAGATAGGATTGGTGCTGGCAATGAACTAGTATCAAGGCTAGGCGATAAAGCAGTATTCATATCTGGTGCTACTAAAGGTGACGATAGAAAAGAACATTATGATGAAATAGCAGATGCTACTGGAAAGATAATTGTAGCAACTTATGGAGTAGCATCGGTGGGTATTAACATACCAAGAATTTTTAATTTAGTATTACTTGAACCCGGCAAGTCTTTTGTTAGGGTTATACAATCAATAGGCAGAGGCATACGAAGAGCAGAGGATAAAGACTTTGTACAAATATGGGATATAACAAGTACTTGTAAGTTTGCCAAAAGACACTTAACAAAACGTAAGAATTTTTATAGAGAAGCAAAGTACCCCTTCCAGGTAGAAAAAGTTGACTGGGAGGCAAAATAATGCTATACTATATAATAAAGGATAAAAACATATGAGTCAAATATTAACATTAGACAACAAATGTTTTCCAATGACAGAGGTGCCAGACGAAGTAGATGATATGAGGTTTGGTGTATTAGATAATTCAGATCCAACCGATCCGGATTATTTTTTTATACCGCTTATATTTTTAGAGAGTTTTAATAGTCCGGCACTAGTACTTAAAATTGGAGATCACCAAATTAAGATGCCACTAGATTGGTGTATGCTTATAGGTGAAGAAGACCACGGAGATTTAGAAGTATTAAGTTTAACAAGTATTAATGACAGAGGATTTAAGGCATTTGTGTTTAATCAATTAACAGATTTTAAACCAGACTTTTACCCTGTTGAAATTGTAGATGTGTATCAAGAAGTAAGATGGTTTTTTCCAAAGTTAAAGCAAGGACAGTTATTAGCAGTACCGTTACATGAAGGTGATAAGCCTAAATGTGCTTTCTTTGTTAAAGAAGTAACAAGAAATAATGAAATAGTAGATGTAGGAAAAGCATGGGGTTGAGTTTACCATTAAACAAAGTGCTACCAGCACTTGATCGCAAGGACAGAAAATTCTGGGATAACCTTTCTGATGAAGAAAAGAAAGCATTCTCACCTTTTTTGTATAATAGATATAGTTCAAGTGTTAAGGGTGAAGAACTTTTACAGCAATGGTATTTAAGGGCAACTAATGAACGTACTAACAAAAACTTTTTTGATGTAAACAGTTCAAAACACCCAAAGTTACATTGGTTGTTATTAACCACAATCAGTCCAAAGATGGGAACACAGTTTCATGAATGGATCCCCCACAAGAAGAAAGCAAAATTAAGTAAAAATGGTTTTGATAAAGTTATTAGGAAACTATATCCTAATATGAAAGAAGATGAAGTACAATTACTAGCAACTATAGTAACTAAAAAGGAACTTAAAGAACAATTAAGGTTACTTGGTTGGGATGAAAAGGATATAAAAGCAGAGGTTAAATGAATTCACAAATGGTGAGCATAGTCCAAGAGGCAAAAAACAATTACAAAACACCCAAGAAGCATATCTGTAAGTATTGTGATAGAGGCTTCGTAAAAGAATCAACGTTACTTGCTCATATGTGTGAATCTAAAAGGCGTTGGGAACAAAAAGACGACTTTCATGTAGTGCTAGGGTTACAAGCATATCTAGTATTTTTTAAAGAAACACAACCTAGTTCAGGTAAGAAATTAACTTATGCTAATTTTGTTAAAAGTAATTATTATAATGCCTTTGTAAAATTTGGTAGGTTTTTAATTGATTATAGAGTTATAAACACAAAACGATATATTGAATATATTATTAAAAGTAAATTTAAATTAGATCGCTGGTGTACAGAACAATATTATTTAGATTGGTTAACTGGATATCTCAAAACAGAATATTGGGAAGATGCTTTATCAAGAAGTTTAGGAACAATAGATGATTGGGCTGAAGAAGCCGGAGAAAATATTCAAAATAGTAGTTATTTCTTTGCCAACAATTCAAATAAAATTTGTCAAGATATTATCAATGGACGTATTAGTTGTTGGATCATTTTTAATACCGATACAGGCAAAGAATTTTTAGGTAAACTTAATAAAGAACAATTAGAATTAGTTTGGGAGTATATTGATCCAGACTATTGGAGACAGTTTTTTATAAAGTATAATAAAGAATCTAAAATAGTTAGAGAAACGTTAAAAGAGGTAGGATTTTAATGGTAAAATTACCTGACATTGATATAGACTTTGCTAATAGAGATGACATATTAGATAAGTTAAAACATATACCTGCTACATTAACAGGCGGTAAAAAGCATAATACTGGTGCTTACTTTATTAATATACCAGTTGACCCAATGTCTGGACAAGCAAGTTTAGATTTTGAAGAAGCAGAAAAGAGAGGATACTTTAAAGTAGATTTTCTAAATGTAAATGTATACAATGGGATAAAAGATGAGGAGCATATGAATAGGTTACTTGCTAAAGAACCCAATTGGCAACGTTTATGGTTAGATGAAGAATTTTGTAAAAAAGTAATACACGTTAACAATCATATTGAATTACTAACACATTTAAAACCAGATAGTATGGTTAGAATGGCTATGTTTTTAGCAGTAATGAGACCAGGCAAAGCAAATTTAAGAAACTATGATTGGAAAGCAATAGCAAAAACAGTATGGGATAAGCCAATGGATGGTAGTTATTACTTTAAGAAGGCTCATGCGGTTGCTTATGCTCATTTGGTAGCATTACACATTAACTTATTAGAAGAAGGAGATTGAGATGGAAGAAAAAAATAAAGATCGTCCTAAAATATATGAACGTAACCCTGACACAGGAGTAATACGTTGGAGATATGTAGGCGAGAGCCCAGATGATTACGGCTGGCCTCATTATGGAAATATTCTAACAGAAGAGGAAGGAGAATAGTATGGAGCATTTACACGTTTCGTGGGATGAATATAATAAAAAGATAGAAGAGTTAGCATTACAAATACATAAAGATGGATATAAATTTAATCAAATAGTTTGTATAGCAAAAGGTGGATTAAGGGTAGGAGATGTTTTGGCTCGTATTTTTAATGTACCGTTAGCAGTTATGTCAGTTGAATCATATCACGGAATAGGTGTTAAAGATGAACAAGGACAAATTGTCTTTGGTAATTCATTAGCAAAGACAACACCCAATATTGGTTCTAAAGTTCTTTTAGTTGATGATTTAGCAGATTCTGGATTAACACTTGAGAAATGTGTTAAGTGGTTAGAACACTATCATGGATTCTTTATTGATGATCTCCGTACTTCGACGTTATGGGTTAAAAAATCATCACATTTTACTCCAACTTATTATGTAGATTATTTAGAAACTAGTCCATGGATACACCAACCTTTTGAGAAGTATGAGGAAATGGGTATTGAACAATTACAACAGGAAGGAGAATAATATGGACTTTATGACATGGCATTTATTAGCAATATTATCTATAATAGTACTGTCGTTTATTGCTGGATATGGATATGCCAGTATATCATTCACACGATATAGAAAAACAGTAGATAG